TCCTCCTGCTTGAGGAGGTCACCGAGCGCCCTGGCCAACGCCACCGACTCCGCAGGGGTCATCGCGTTGAACTCCGCCCAGCTCACGCTGCTGTACCGGACGATGTAGGCGGCGTGTCGCCACCATTCGCGGTCGGCCCGGTAGGGTCCGCGTCGAGCGGGTCGGCGAGAACGAACTCGAACAGCCGGCCGATCACCGCCGAGTCCAGGCCGTCCAGCACCCCCGCAGCCGGTGGTTTGCCGTCCGCGTCGCGGATCAACTGGCCGATCATCTGGCGCCGCAGCAGCACCACCCGGTCCTCGAGCGCCTCCTCCTCCCCCGCCAACTGCTCGTAGGCGGCTTCGTCGCCCTTGGTCTCGTCGAGCTTCGCGGCGCGGGCGGCGATCTCGTCGGAGCGGCGCCCGAGCTTCGCGAGTTCCCGGCTGTCATCCCGCAGCTTGCGCTGGGTCTTATTGTCCTTGACGACGAGCCGGTACTCGGTCCCGGCGATCGTCACGGTCTGCTCCTGCAGCTGCTCGGTCAGCTCATCGACGTTGAGCGTGCGTGTCATGGTGCTCCTCCTGTGCCCCCCTCGGGGGCTTTGGGGGTTGGTCTCTCACGGCCCCGATGGGGGCGGTGACGGTCACGTCCACCGGGCCGACGGCCCGGTCCAGCGCGAGGCCGATCATCGCCGCGGCCCTCGCGACCCCGGCCGGGTCCGTGACCCTTGTGGCGGCGATGACGTCGCAGTCGAACGCCTGCGCGAGCTCCCGGCCGGCCTCCCGGGTGAGTTGCTGGGCGCGCCGGATCTTCTTGCGGGCCGCCAATGCCCGCCGATCATCGGTCACCGGGCGGCCCTCGTGACGCGCTCATCCAGGGTCCGCAGGCCGGCCTCGAACTCGCGGGCGAACGCCGCGTCCGCCCCGGGCTTCGCCTGGCGGAACGTGTGACGTGCCCGCTGGCCGCGGACGCTCGCGGCCTCACGGCCGCCCGGCAACCTGAACGCCTTGGCGTGCCTGGGACGGATCGGCCGGTGGCGGGGCCCGTAGATGCCGGTGCCCTCCTCGAAGAACTTCACCCGCCACGCGACGGCCTTGGACGGGCCGACGGTGACGTGATGGCCCTCGATGTCCGACCGCACCCTCACTTTCGTCTGGGCGGCGGCCTGCCCGGATTGGCGGGGTATCCGCGGCTGGACGACCTGCAGGGCGGCCTGGCCGGCGCGGCGCGCAACCTCGCGCGCCGCGCCATCAGCCGCCCTGAACAGGACGCCCGGGTCGGGCGGTGCCCCCGTATGGATGACGCCGCTCAACCCCTCGGCCTTTACGGGTTGGGGACCGCCGCCTGGCCGACGAACTCGACCTCCACGTCCTTCCCCGACCCGTCCAGGTACGCCCCGAACTGGTAGGAGCTCACCTGGTCCTGCTCGAAGGACTGGAGCGGCTCCGCGCCCCCGTCCGTCAGGACCCGGTTGTAGATCGTGACGCGCATCACCTCGTTCGCCGGGGGGGTCGTGCCGGCGGCGCCGCCGGTGAACGTCGCGACGAGCTTGTCGCCCTCCGCGAACATGCGCTCCAGCTCCCACGCGGGCTGCGGGTCGCCGAAGTCGATCCGGCCGGTGATCCGCTGGCGACCCAGCTTGTTCCGGGTGGGCCACCACAGCTTCCGGGTCGCCGAGTCGATCAGGCTGACGCGGCTCTCGACGTTCGCGCCGGCGCAGTACCGGGACCGGAACTCCGAGATCAGGCCGTTGTCGAACGTGATCCCGAACCCGGCCACGCACGGGATCGTCACCGGGGTGGCGCCCTTCGTGACGACCAGGTCCCGGAGCAGGTACACGTTGTCGAACCCGGTGTACGACGGGGTCGCGCTGCTCGCGGTCACCAACGGCCGCGAGTACAGCGGCTTCATCGCGACCTGCATCGTGCCCTCCTGGTCGACCGGGAAGTCCAGCTCGACCGTGTCCACGGCGGCGCCGATGAAGTCGTCCTGCTGCCCCTCACGGACCAGCTTGCCGGTCACCGCCCGGGGCACCTGCCCGGTCGTCGCCGAGAACTTCGACGTGATCGCCGCCGGCGCCGTCCCGGTGTTCGTCGGGTTCGACGAGAACCAGGTGGGGAGCACCTTGCGGAGCACCTCCGGGTAGGCGAGGCAGTTGAACGACGCCTGCGGGTCCGCCGCGAACGACTGGGGGGCCGACAGGCCCCTGACTCCGCGGACCTCGTTGTCGCGATCCCTCACCTGGGTGTTCGCGTCGACGTTCCCGGACCCGTCCGTGACGGGGACGAAGAACGTTGGGTCCGCGATCGTCGGCGGGTACGTCCCGGCCGCGTCCAGGTTGGTGCCCCCTGTGGAGCTGTTCGCGTCTGTTCCGAGTCCTAGCCAGCGTGCCACGGGCTACTCCTTGTCCTTGCGGTTGGTGGGGGTGTCCGTGGGCTTGGGGCTGGCGGACTTCGCGTCCTTCGCTGCGGACGCCTCAGCGGCCTGAAGGGCCGACCCGAGCTCCGGGTTCGGCTCCTCGTAGACCTCGTGCTCCTTCTTGGGCATGGGGGTGCTCCTAGGGGGTTGGGTTGAAGGTGCCGTCGACACGCAGCTCGAGGACCGCCTGCCATGCGAGGACGGCCTCTTGGAAATCGCCGGCCGATTGGACGGCGGTCCGGCGGCTGCCCTGGGCGCCAAACGGGGCCTGGCGGGCCAGTTCGGCGTCAAGCGTGTCGAGCAGCTGGTCGAACAGCGGCCGGAACGTGTCGCCGCGCTCGGCGGTGTCCGCCTCCGCGACGACCAGCGTGACCCCCACTTGGAGGGTGTCGCGGACGGTGCAGATGTCCGGCCGTTCGGTGCGGGACGGCAACAGGACGGGAAACACCGCCGGGGTCTCCAGCCTCGGTGGCCGGTCGCGGTACACGCGGGCGCTGGTGCCCATCCCCGCCGCCAGGACAGCGACGAGCGACCCCCACGCGTCGACGAGGCGGGTCACGCCGCCTGCATCCGCCGGTAATGCCGCAGCCCGGCCTTCACCGACCACGGCAGATTCGCCGGTTCCGGGATGAGGCTCTCCTGGGTGTCCTCGACGAACGGCGCGAACTTCTGCCGCAGCCATGTCGCGACGGTGAGGATCGTCCAGTGCTCCACGTCCGCGGGGACCGCCGCGAATCCCCAGTCACCGACGATCGAGACCTCGCGGCCGCCGAAGGTCCCGCGGGCGTCGGCCGTTCCGAGATCAACGAGCTGGTAGACGCCGTCCGCCGCCGGCTTGGGCCGCAGCCGGTAGTCCGTGGCGGCGAGAACCTGCTGGCTGGCCGGGTCGTCGGTCCCGACCGTCACCGACGTGACCGCCCGCAAGTCATGGGGGCACAGGTCCAGCACCCCCCCCGCCCACGCGAACGTCCTGGTCGCCGCGTTGGTCGGTACGAACTCGCGCTGACAGTGGACCGTGATCGCCCTGGACGCGGCGGAGATCGCGGACTGCACGACCGCGTCGCGCACCGTCCCGGACAGATCCAGGTCCGCCTTGCACGCCGCCAACGTGGTCAGGTCGCCGGCCGCCACCTCAGCGGGTCTCCCGCACCTTGGCCCTGGTTTCCGCGACCGGCTCCGCCCTCGGCATGTCCGCGGGACGGGCGCACAGGTCCCGCGCCACCTTTGTCGGCAGGTCCAGGATCTCCCCGGCCGGCCAGTCGTACGGGTCGCCGTGCTCGTCCACGCCGGCGACGGACGTCAGCATGCGGACTTTCACGAGTCGGGCTCGTGCCGTCCGGCGCCGACGGCGAGCGACACCAGGACCGGCACGTCGGGCCGGTCGGTGCGCACGGGCGGGTCGTTGAGCTCCGCGTCGCCGGGGCCGGCCTGGCCGGTCCGGTCCGCGTCGCGCAGCTGCTTCTCGTCGGGCTGGCCGAGCGCCTTCGGCGCCGGCGCCTTCTTGGCGGCCATGCGTGAACCTCCTGGGTTCGGGTTAGAAGAGAGGGGGGTGGGGCGCCGGGCGCCCCACCCCCGGGGTCACCCGGCCTACGCCTGGGTGAGCTTCTTGACGGCGGCCGTGTTGGTGAGCTTGCCGTCGGTGCGGTGGTAGGCGCGGAAGCCGACCTGGCCGTTCTCGGCGTACAGCTCGTTCAGCCGCTGGATCGCGACGCCCTGCACGTCCCTGATCCAGTAGTAGCTGAAGTCGCCGTACAGGACGCTGACGAGGCCGGTCGTCGCGGCCGGCATGTCCGGGTCCGCGTAGATCGGCGCCCCGAGGAGCGTGTCCGGCCGGCCGGCCTGCAGGCCCGGCTGCCACAGGTACTGGTTGGTGGTGTCCTTGAGCTTGCGGAACAGCTTGATCGTCGAGTCCTTCGCGACGAACACGGCGTTCCGGCGGTGCGGCGGGAGCAGCGAGTGGTACAGGTCGATCAGCTCGTCCGAGGTGATCGCCGTCGCCGACGCGGCGGTGACCCCGGCCGAGGCCTGGGTGGTGACGCCGGTCGGCTTGCCCGACCCGTCGCCGACGACGAACCCGGTGTTCTCCAGGACACCGATCCGCTGGCCGAACTCGTTGCGGATGTACGCCTCGAGGTCGAACGCGGAGTCGGCGAGGAGCTCCTCGCTGACCTTGATGAGCGTCGCGGCCTTGTACGCGTTGAGCGTCAGCTGGCCGAACGCCTCGTCCGACGCGGTGTACGCCGCGTTCTCCGCCGTCCATGCCGCCGACCCGTGCGAGCTGACGGTCGGGACCTGGAGCGCCTCGCCGCCGGACGTGGTGACCGTCCGGGCGATCTGGCGCATGACGCCGAAGTCACGCAGCGCCTGGATCAGCTCGTTCGCGAACAGCGTCGGGACGAGGTTCGCCCCGGCGCCGGCCGTGGCCTTCGACAGGACCCGCTGCTCCTCCGGGGCGAGGTCGCGCACGTCGCGCGCCGTGACCCAGTGGAAGAACGCGTCCCGGTAGGACGGGTCGTCCTGCGCCAGCGCCCCGGCGTGCGCGGCCCGGTACTCGTTGAGCGTCTCGGGGACCTGACGGCCCTCCGGCTCGGCGACGACCTCCTCGTCGGCGGTGACGCGCGGCATCGGCTCCAGGCCGGCGACCTTCTCCAGGCGGGCGGCGCGCAGCTCGAGCGCGTCGGTCTCGTCGGTGAGCCGGTCGAACTCCTGGGTCTCCTCGGCGGTGAGGTCACGGTCCTCGGACTCGGCGTCCGCGGCGATCTCACGCATCCGGCTGATGTGCTGTGCGCGCTGCTGCTTGAGCGCGTCGATCTTCTCCCGCATCGCGGGCCTCCTGTTCTGCTGGGTTGGTTGGAACGGCACCCCCCCTAGGGGGGTGGGGCTACCGGCCGCCGTGTGGCGACCGTTCGCGCGACGCGATGCGGACCATGGCCGCGGCCAGGCCCAGCCCCTGTGTGGGGCTGTCGTCGTCGGCGGTGTCGTCGTTCCCTGTGATCGCGGCCCGCAGCTCAGGCTCCTGGGAAACGGCCCTGAGTGCCCGCTCCGCGATCCACGGCGACACGGTCTGGGTGGTGGCGAACGCCGCGTCGATCGCGGCGAGGTCACCGGAAGTCAGCTCTATCTCGCCCCTGTGGGCGCGCAACGCGACCGCCCGCAACGCGTCGAGGTCCAGGCGGCCGTCCGCGTACAGGTCGACGCCGGCGACCGACCGGACCGTCGCGTCCGTCTGCGGGTAGGCGGGGAACGTGACGGCGGACACGTCGAGCAGGCCGCCGAACGCGACGATCGTCCGCACCACCCCGCCGTCCTCCTCGGTCCACACGTCCCGTCCGCCGTCGCGCATCGAGAACCCGAAGCTCATCTGGTCGATGTCGCCGCGCTTGACGAGTACCCGCAGATCCTTCGCGGCCTGGGTCGGCGCGAGCTTCGCGTACACGCGCAGGCCCCTGGGGTCCTCGGAGAGCTCCATCGTCCCGGACCGGGTGCGGGCCATGACGTGGTTCTCGTCGTGGTTGAGCAGGAACCGGACGTCCGGGTTGGTGTCGAGGACCTTACGGAACGCGCCCCGCTGGATGCGTTCCCGGAACCCTCCAAGGTCCTCGCTGAGCCGGTCGAACACGGCGGCGTGCCCGATGAACGTGACCGCGCCGTCCTGGGTGTCGTCGCGCCACTCCGAACTCTGCAACGGGGCGGCGAGACGCCGCTCCTGCGGCACGGTCAGCCCGTCCGGGGGAGTCTCGAGGGTGGTCGGGGTCATGCGCGCGGGTCCTCCTGTAGTAGGCCGGCTAGATGTTCATGGGACCGGCCGTTGGTGGCCGGGGCGGATGGTTGGGAGGCGGGGTCCTGGTAGACGTCGCCGCCGGGACGGGGAGGCATGTCCTCCTTCTCGCGGATCTCGTTGGCGGACATCACCCCGACCCGGGACAACACCTCGTAGAACTGGGCGCGGGCCTGGCTGTCGCCGCGCAACAGGCCCTCCACGTTGAACTTCGGGTACAGGCCCCGGCCCGGGAACACGTCCGGGTCGGCGGCGAGCGCCCGCTCGACCCGCACGAGCTTCGGCGTGAGCCGGAACTTGACGTAATGCAGCGCCTCGCCCTCCACGGTGCTGTAGGTGAGGCTGTCGCCGGTCCGGCCGCCGATCCACGACGGCGGCACCTGCATCAGGTGCGCGATCTGGGTGGCGTTGAACTGCTGCAGCTCGATGAACTGCTGGTCCTTGAGCGGCATCCCCATGTCCGCGACGTCCATGCCCTCTTCGAGCACGCCGGGCCGCCAGGCATTACCGACCCCCTTGTGCTTGGCGTCGATGTCGGCCTTCAACCGGTCCGCCGCGTCCTTGGAAAGCGTCCCCGGGTGCTTGATCCAGTACCCGGCCGACGCGTTGTTTCCGTAGAAGCGGCCCTCGTACTCCTCCCGGGCGGCGGCGATGCCGAGCATCTGCCGGGCCTGCGCGACCGGCGAGAGGCCGGCGATCCCGTCGACCCCGAACCCGGGGATGTGCAGGATCGTGGAACGATCAAGCGACGCCTCGGACCCGTTGAGCCGGTAGTGGCGGCGGCCGGCCCCGTCGCGCTCGACGGTCACCGCCCCAGGGTCTAGGGGCCACAGCTCGGCGACATCGCCGCGGCGGTTGCGGACCTTCTCCGCGTAGTGGTTGCCGTACAGCTCGATGTGCGCGAAGACCTGCTCCAGGTACTGATCGGACGGCATCTCCGGGTTCGCCGACCGCGCCAGCAGCGCGACCTGCGGGGCCCCGGCCGGCGCCTGCTGGCGGCCCGGCCCCGTCCCGGAGAACACGTCGATCGGCAATGCTGACGCGATCCCGGCGGTGATCCTGACCGCCGCGAACACCGGCACCAGCTCGAGCGCGGACGGGACAGTCACCGACCGGCCCGCGTACCCCGGCGCCGCGCCGAACGCATCCCACAGCCAGTCCGGCGGCTCCGCGAGGCCCGCGCGGCGTTCCAGTCCCCTGACCAGCTTGCGGATCACGCCTCCTCACCATCCCCCGCGGCCCACACCACGGCCGTCCCGGCGGCCAGCGCCCCGGCGACGATCAGGCCCGCGGCTGGGGCGATCAGCCACGCCCCCGCCGCGACAGCGGCGAGGCCGACAACGAAAACGATGGATGCTGCGACAAGCTTCATACCGACGCGAGGCCCCTCTGTTCGTAGATCGAAGACTGGTCCTGGGCGGTCGCGACGTCATGGGCCATCAGCAGGCCCATCAGCGCGTCGATCGGCCGGGTCGCCTTGCCCTTCGCCAACCGCCACCCCCGCTCCGTGTCCCGGGTCACCCCGGCGTTGACGTGCGCGGCGAGGACCGGGTCGCCGTCATGCGCGACCCGTTTCGCCATGACCGCCTCATACAGCCTCGTGGACGCCGGGACGGTGCGGAGGTTCGTCATCGGGAACTCGACCATCGGCAGCCCCTCATCGCTGAGCGCCTGGGCGGACCGCTCGAACGCCCACCGGTCATACGCCACCGCAGTCAGGTGGTAGCGGCCGGCGAGCTCCCGGACCTTCGCCTCCACCAAGCTCAAATCGAGGGCGCCGCGGGGGGGCGGGTCGAACACATGCGCCTCGACCACCGTCGCCTCGCCGGGCACGGCATGGGCGGCGACGACAGCGGACCGGTCCTGCTTCAAGCCGATGTCCACCCCCAGCACCACGTCGGCGCCCGCCGGGATCGCGACGCCATCGACCCGGCACGCATCCCACGCCCCCGGCTGCAACCACGGGTCCGTGAAGTTCACCCACCGGTTGCAAGCGAACCGCAACCAGTCCCGCTCATGCATCGACGCCGACCCGCGCCGCTGCGCCAACTGGTCGACCGTGACGAACGACGCCGGATTCGCCCTCTTCACCACCCGAACGTCGTCCGTGTCCGCCCCATCAGGGACCGACCACTCGTGCAGCACGTACCCGCCGTCCGCGGCGGCCGCGCGAACATGGAAACCATCGCGCTTCTGCTCAGGGAGCTTCAGAGCCGCCTCCCGCATCCGCCCCAACGGCGTGTCCAACGAATCCCCAGCCGTCGAGATCGTGACGATCTGCCCGCCCCTAGGCCCCAAACCATCCCGGAACACCGCGTACAGCTGATTTGTCTTGTGGCGATGCAACTCATCCACCAGCGCCAACGTCGGCCCCACACCATCCGTCGTGTTCGCATCCGCCGCCTTCACCTGCAGGAACCCCGTGTCCGCCCGCGACCGGATCTCCCGGTAGCCGGCCTTGACGTCGACGAGCTGCTCAAGCTTGTCCGTCCGGCGCACGAACCCGCGCGCATGGTCATACAGCAACGTCGCCTGATCCCTCGACGCGGCACCCACATAGCACCGGGCGTTCTCCGTCGTCAACAGGTGATAGAGCGCCAACGCCGCGAACAGCGTGGTGTTGTGGGTAACCAGCCCACCCGTCACATGCGTCCCGCCTTCGACCTCCAGCCCGATCGACACTCCCTCACCGGCCGGCTCAACGGACGCCACCGGGTCGAGCCGGACCGTAGCGGCCAACCGACGGTCACCGGACCCGATCTTGCGGGACCAGGCTCGGAGCGCCCGGCGCTTGGCCGCATGACGACATGGAAGTGACGCCAGATCCCGCGTCTGGGCGCGGTCCGCGACCGTCAGCCGCCAGGAATGATGCGGCTCGCCTTTGTACGTGCCCCGCTTCGGCGCGAGTCGCGCGTTGACGCCGACAGCGGCGAGGACCGCCTGGACATCAACCAAGAGATCGCGGCTCACGCTGTACCACTCAACGAACGGCTGGCGGAACGCGATGCCGCGGACCGAGCCGTCGGTGTCGAGGTAGCCGGCCAGAAACGCGAGCTTCGCCGCCCGGGGCGAGGCGAACACGGCGGGCGGGACCCGCTTCTCCCTCGCGCGACAGCCGAACAATCCATGTTCCCGCAGGAACGGCCGGACACCGCGGACCTCGTAGTCGTATGCCGCTACATGTCGGACCGAGTAGTTCTCCGCGAACGCGCCGACGACTTCGGGCGTGCCCGAGCTGAAGCGCGACCCGGCACCGCCATCGCCGCACCATGCCCCGAGCAGGTAGGCATCCGTCGGTGACAACCCTGACGACCCGGGGGCCGCACCGCCCAGCGCCGGCACCAGGCGATCACCGGGGCGCAGCTCCCCGGCGTGAACCCAATGGTCAGCGTCCGGCGCTGCCTGCAATGACGGCGGCCGACGATCGCCGCGGACGAGCACCGGATGATCCGCGGTCACCCGCAGGCACCTCCCCGCGCGAGTCCGCACGTCGACCATCCGCGAGCCCATGAACATCTCGACCGCGCGCACCGGTCGCGAAACCAGGCGCCCGTCGCACCAGGCCAGAACCCTGTCTCCGGCCGCGATCGCGTCCGCCCGGCGCCGCGAGCCGTCGGCCAGCGTTACCGGGGTCGCCGGGTCCAAGCACTTCCCGTTCTTCTTCGGCAACAGACACACCGTCTCCCGCGCCCCGCCGAAGATGTCCACCAGGACCATCCGCTGCCACGGCTCCAACCGAAACGGGACCCCGGCCTCGGTCACCAACTCGGCCGAGAACCGCTCGAAGTCCCGCAGCCGCCTACGAGGCGCGACGGCGAGCGGCGAGCTCATCAATCCACGACCGAGACTCATCCGACGGCGCCTCGACCACCTCAGGCTTCGCACGGCTGGCCTTCGCGCCATACAGCTCGGTCCACAGCTTCATCGCCGACACCGACCCCTTCCGCTCGATCGCCTTCTCCAACGCCCGCCGCACATCCGCCTCCGTCAACGGCTTCTCCGCGCCGTCAACAGCACGCTTCAGCTTCTCCGCGAACTCCGCCGCCGGCGTGCCGGTCTCATGTTCGCCGCGCGCACGCCATTTCTGGATCGTCTTGATCGCGATCCCCACCGCAGCCGCCGCATCCTGCTGCGTGCGACCCGCCTCGATCATCCCGAGGAACCGTTCGCGCACATCGGCCGTAAAGCGCGGGCCGCCGGGCGCACCAGTCGCCATTTTCGCACCGGTTTTCTTCACGGCTGACGGACGGGCGAGCCGGGTTTCCGGTTCTTCAAAAAACCGGCGGGCGGTGCGACGGCGAGCGAGTCGACGACGCGGGTGAGATCCGTCGTGCGTCCGGCCCGCTTGTCCGCCTCGTACTGGCTGTGGCAGTTGGCGCACAGCACCTCGAACGGCCCCACGCCGATGTCGGCCTTGCGCCCTTGGAGGTGGTGGACGGTCAGGCGATGGGTTGATCCGCAGACGGTGCAGTTGCCCGCTTGTCGGCGGATGCGTCCGCTGACTTGGCGCCAGCGGCGGGTCTTGTAGGGGCTGGCCTGGTCCCGGTTGCGGTTGCGTTTGCGGGCGCATGCTGGGCACCGGGGGCCGGTGGGGGTGATGGTGCGGCAGTCGAGGCAGATGGTCGCCGTGCTCATGCGGCGAGCGTGTCCGGGTCGTGCAGGCCGCTGGTCGTGGTGCCGAGGGCGAGGGCGAGGCGCTGCTGTTCGCGCGGGCATGGTTGGGCGCGGCCCTCGAGGTACAGGTCGAGGTTGGCCGGGTTGATCTGGGCGCGGGCCGCGAGGCCCGATGGCGTGTCGCCGTGGGCGGCGATCAGGTGCGCGAGGTGGCCGGGGGTGATGGTCATGAGATGGCCTTGGCTGTGATCTCGATGCCGTCGAGGTCGATGGTGCCGGATGCGCCGAGGCTGCCGGCCGCGTACTTGATCGCCCCGGTCGCGTCGATCGTGACGGTCGGGGTGCCGGTCGACCCGGGGCGAATGAACGATGCGGTCGCCGCGGGGCGTAGTCCTTCGGGGAGGGTGGCGATCGTCTCGCCGGTCGACGGGGTGCCGGTCCGTTTCGCTCTGCCCGCGAGTCGGATCTGGCGGGGGGCGCACGGGGTGTAGGTGACCGGTGCGTACGGGGTGGTGTCGTTGCCCCAGTTCGCGGCGAACGTTGCGGGGATCAGCGGCCAGCTGGGGGATCGGCGCTCCCGGTCGAGGGTGTCGACGTGGCGGAGGATCTGGGAGGCCCACCGTGCCTGCCCTGCCTCGTTGAGGTGGGCGCCGTCGAACGTCCACCGGGCCGGGTCGAGGTGGAGGTCTTCGAGGGTGAGGTAGGAGGCGCCGGCCGCTTCGGCGAGTTGCGCGACATGCTGGTTGACCATGCGGATGGTGGCGTCGTTGGGTGTGTCCCCGGCGAACGGGCCGAGCCACGCCTCGAAGTTTGCCGGGGTGAGGCGGGGCTGGGAGAGCGCGACGACCGGAGGGGGGTTCACGGCGCGGATGCCCCACCCGTCGAACGCGATCCCGAACCCGGTTATGGCGGTCACGGTCGCTGTGATCGTGTACGCGCCTGGCACCATCCCCGTGAGGTGGGTGGCCTTGAAGCCGGTGACCGCCGCGTTGACCTGGTCGGTGTCCTGGGCGGTGATCGTTTCGGTGAATCCGTACCGGCGCGGACCGTCGGCGATGATGCGGATGGTGCCGCCGCCCAGCGCGACGGGCCAGAACAGGACGATCTCGGTGCCCGGATAGTCGGCGGGGACGGTGAGCGTCAGCGTCGAGCCGACGGTCAGGGTGTTGCGCACCCCCGCACCGGTGTTGCGGTCGGTGGTCGCGATGTCGCCCCACGTGCCGCCGTACGCGATCGACGAGTGGCTGGCCCCGGCTGGTTCGGCGTTGTAGAACGCGGCGAGCCCGGAGAACGCGAGGATCGCGTCGAACGCGGCGCGGAACGCCCCCGGGGTGACGACCCCATTGGAGACCATGTTGTTCGCGAGGTCGCCGAGGCCGAGCTGCAACACGACGAGGTCGACCGGCGACACGTACGGCTTCGCCTGGCGGGTGCGGAGCGCGAGCGCCGGGCGGATGTACTTCGCGAACCCGTTGCCGTCGTGGGCGAGGACCAGGCTGTTCGCCGCGTAGTTCGCCTCGTAGGCGCCGAGGCCGGCGGCGACGAGCGCCCCCCACCCATATTCCTGGCCGGCGGTGCCGTACCCGGTCGCGAGCGACGGACCGAAGATCTCGACTATCCCTGCGCTGTTCATGCGGCCTGTTCGGGTCCCTTGTCGTCGGATGGATTGAGGCGCGGCCCGCCCGGGTCGAGGCGCAACCAGGGCGTTCCGTGCGGCGGTTGCGCGCAGCGAACGGTGCCCGGGGCGGGCCGCGCACTTGCCCAACCATCGGGCCGCGGGGAGGTGCGGGCCGGAGGGCTGGGCAAGAGAAAGCCCCAGACGTCGGGGCGGTTGCTTGGTTAGACGGCCCGCCTCTTTCCGGTCTTGATGCGGGATACGGTCTTCGGCGTGACGCCGAACCGCCTGGCGATGGCGACGTTCGTGAGACCGTCGGCGATCAGCCGGCGGATCTCGGCGACATCCGCGGCGGCGAGCTTTGCCGCGCGGCCACGCCGCACGTTCTCGGCGTTCGTGACCGGCTCAAGATGGGCGGGATTCACACACGCACGCACTCGACAGAGATGATCGAGGGTGAGGCCATCGGGAACGGGGCCGATCATCTCCTCGTAGTAGACGCGATGCGCTAAAGCCCCAGCGCGTTCGCCAAATCTCCTCGCTCTGCCGTAACCGTCGCGGTTCGTAGAGAGCTGCCAAATCCAGCACGGAGTGCTGTGGCCCCGATCCTCGACGCGGTAGACATCCGGCTCCCGCTGCCCTCGTGACCAATGGCCGTGCACAAACCGAATCGGCTGACCCTTGACCCAGCCGCTACGGCTGTAGGTCCGCGGTGCGATCGGCGCGGGCTCCCCGCACCCGCATTCGCAGAGCTTGGGGGAGATGTCCGAGTTGGTCGCGGGCACAGAGAATCCTGAGCAACGGCCTACTCACACGGTATGCGTGCGGCGAGGGCGGGCTGGGTCCTGGCCCGAAACTATCGGGGCCCGGTCGGACGGAACGCCTTGCGTTCGATCGCCTCGACGCGACGTCGGACCCCGGCGACTTCGCGGGTCACGTCCACCCCAGCGGTCCGCGCCCTCGCGAGGGCGGCGGAGAGCCGGTCGTCGAGCGGCTCCCCATCACGGAACGCCCGGTGGCGGTCGAACCCTTCGGCGCTGTACCGCACCTGGGTCTCATGGTCCACGGCTTCGGGCTCATCGGGCAGCGCGACCCGACGCCTGGTGGTGTACCCGCGGGTGGAGTCGCGGTGCAGCATCCTGACCGGGTCGCGATCCGGCTGGATCAACAGCGCCCACACAGGGTCCTCGAGACTCATCGTCGGGAACAGGCCCCGCCAGAAGTCCAGGAAGTCTCGGCGGGTGCGGAACCCCTCCGCTTTCGCGTCGCGGAGCGTGAGGTCACCGAGCTGTTGGGGGGCGGCGCTGACGATCACGAGCCGGCCGATCGACGGTTTCTGGCGGTCGTGCTGGACCGCGTAGCTTTGCCCCTGCCGGTAGCGGCATTCGGTCTCGCCGGGCCGGACCCTCCGCCTCGTTTGGGTTTTGCGGCCCTGGAGGATCATGCGGGCGTGGTCGGGCCGGAAGATCACTGGGCGTCCATCGCTTTCAGGAGCGCCGCCGCCGCTACTTGGATGTGGCGGCCGGGGAGCCGGACGAACAGGACCCGGTCGGGGTTTTGCTTGTGGCGGACCTGGAGGCGTGTGAGTGTCCCCGGCCGGTTTTGGCATGGCGGGTCGGCCTGGACTTCGACCCACCAGCCGTCGCGGTCCGCGCGTTGGTGGAGCGCTTCGAGGTGGGTGGGGCGGACGGTGTTCATCGGCCGGTCCTCGCGACGGTCCGGCCGAGCTTGCGGAGCAGCTCGTCGAGGCGGTCGAGGTGGGCGGCGTCTGCCCGGTCGGTGGTCTGCCAGCGTGCGTGCTCAATGGACCGTCTCGCGTTCGCGAGGTGGCACATCGCGTCGCGGAGGTGGACGTGGGCTGGGGCGCCGGCGCCCTGGTAGCGGACGGTCACGCTTCCCCCGCCCGGTCCAGGGCCTCGCGGGCGAGCGTGCCGATCTCGGCGCGCACGGACGGCGGCTTCACGGAGTCGCGCTTGTAGCTGCCGCGGTCGCAGATCGCGTCGATCTCGCGTAGCGCGGCCTCGAGGACCTCGGCGCGGGCGACAGGGCCAGTCACGTCCCGGCCTCGCTCTCGCGCAGGGCGGTCTCGGCTCCGTCGAGCGCCAGATCGAGCGGCCCCCAATGCTCACCGGCGCGCTCGACGACCTGCCGTAGCGCGTCGCGGAGCCTGTCACGGTCGGCCGTGAGTTTCGCATTGAGCCGCTTCTCGGTTGCGAAGTCGCTCGCGGCGACGTTCACCAGCACCGCCAGCCCGTCGAGGCCGCCGAGGTCCGCGAGCGCCGCGTCGAGCGCAGCCTCGACGCCCTCGTCCACCGTCTCGACGGACTCCTGGTCGGGCGGGCCTTCGGCGAAGCGCTCGCACGCGGCACGGACACGCTCGGAGCGGGTCACGCGAGACTCAACTGGCCGAGAGCCAGGTCGTCCGAACGGGTGCCCCAGTCCGCATGCGGGCGCCTGTTGGCCTGTTGCTCCCTCGCCGTCGCCCAGCGGCAGTTATCGGGCTCATAGTCGCCGTTGACGTCGATCCGATCGAGCGTCTTCCCCTTCGGCCTCTCACCCATGTCGGCGAGGAACGCCTCGAAGCTTTCGCGCCAGCGTTCACAGACCGCGATCCCGCGTCCGCCGTATCGCGGGTAGCCCGCATCCGTTGTCCGATAGCAGCGGCTGCGCATCGCCTTCCACGAGTTGTAGGTCGGGGTCCATCCGGCGCGCCGCGAGTGTCCATGCGTCGACCCCGGCGGCACCACGCGCCCCACTTCTTCCAGCTGGCGATGAAGTCCCTGGTCGAAGCGCGCCCGCCGGGACACGCACGAGATGAGTGACCGCTGGTCCCGGTAGCCGGAGGCTTCTGCGACACGCTTCCACGGCTCGCCCCGTAGACGCATTGCGATTGCCATGTCGAGGGCCGTCGACATCAGCAGCCGCCATCCGCCCAGACGTTGCTCCGCCAGGCGTACGCGGAACAGGCGCCGGATGTGCCCGGCCCGCTGTTGTTCTCGACCACGCCCGTTCCGGGGTAGACGAACGCCCTGTTGGTCACGAACGTGTTGCCGCGCACCGTCATGTTCGTCCCGCTGATGTTCATCGCCCTCGGGTAGGGCGTCGGGACGCAGCTTGTGGCGACGTAGGCGATCGGTCCGATCGTGTTGTCCTCGACGACGATCCCGTCGCCGACGCCACCCTTCGCGGTATCCGCCTGGTAGCCGGCGTTCTGGACGCCCTCCAGGTGGCTGTTGCGGATCGTGAGCCTGTTGACCGGCGGCCCCGTCGTCTGTGCGGACTGGACAGCGTCGACGTGCTGGCAGGAATCGGGACTCAGCGACAGGTCATGCACGTAGACGCCATCGAGGAGCACATCGTTCGAGCCCGCGTTCCCCGCGTAGACATCGACCCCATCCGCGTTTCTCACGCCCTTCACTTCGCTGTCGTACACCGCCCACCGGGAGGCTTGGCCGAGGTAGATGCCGGGGTCACCGTCCGCCGGGTCCACGATTGCGCCCCTGACCACGTTCTCCGAGGATGGCCCGAGCGTGTAGAGCCCGTCGATCGTGAGGTCCCCGCGGGTCGCGAGGATCGCGGTCCCCGAGCCCTCGACACGCAGATCGCCGAGGCGGACATGCTCGCCCTGCGGGACCAGGAACGTGCGGCAATCCCTCGTCTGGGCGTCCAGGCGGCGGGCGTAGCAGTCCCCGGTCGTGCCGGTGTTGATCGTCTGGGCCGGGTAGGTGCCGGCTTGGAGCTTCACGATGCCGTCCCGCCCGGCCCGTTTGGCGGCGGCGTTCAGCGACTCGCCGGGGCCGATCGTCACGACCCCGGTGGACCCGCACCCGGCGAGGAACGTGAGGGCGATCAGCAGCACGGCCGCGCCGGCTGTGGTTTTCCTCGCCGGTCGGCTGTGGTCGGGCTGCGGTTTGCGCCACGGGCCCCACGAATGCCCTGCACGCGGGGCGGGCAGGTACCGGGTCCGGAGGGGGGCGTGTCGCCCGGTGTGGTCGCGGTTCGGCGCACTTCGACCCGCCAGCAAGACGAGTCGGGGAGACAGGTTCACGATCCGCCCTGTTCGGCCACGCGTGGGGGATTACCACGAGGGTCGGCTGTGGTCGGGCTGCGGTCCGCGGTCGCGGACATGCGGACACGGTCCAAAGCTAGGCGCTCGGATGGGTGGCCGTAGCGGTCCATGACGAGCTGGCCGCCGTCGCGTTGGCCTAGCTGGACCGCGACGTCCCACGGCGCGACACCGGCCTCGACCAGTTGGGTGGCGCAGTAGTGGCGCAGGTGGTGGAGCGTGATCTCCGGGAGGCGGGCGGCGTGGCTGACGGGCCGCCACAGCATGCTCATGGTCGGCGCCCATAGCTGGCGGCCGGTGACCGATGAGAACGCGCGGGTCGGATGGAGGCGGGGGGCGTGCTCGAGCGCCCGGACGGCGCGGGGCGGGCAGATGACGTCGCGCGGGCGTCCGTTCTTCGGCGGCCCGATCTCCCTGACGGCCGACCGGGCGGCCCGGGTGACGTGCAGGACGTCCCCGTCGAGATCCGCGCGGTCGAGCGCGAAGAGCTCGCCCGGCCGCAGGCCGGTCTCCGCGCCGACCCGGACCATCGCGGCGAGAACAGCACCGTAGCGCCCATGCGTGTCCAGGCAGGCGCGCTCCAAGCGTTCGATCCCGTCCTCGGTCAGCCAACCGGCCGGTAGGTCCCGTCGGCCGCGCGGCTGCTTCAGGCCGAGCCCGGCGAACGGGTTGCTGGTGGCGACGCCGGCGCGCCTGGCGTCGTTCCACATCGCCCGCAACGCGGGGACGGTCGACGGATGCTGGAGCGCCCAGCGGCGCGCGAGGAGCGGGTCCAGGCGATCCATGCGAGTGCGGCCATGTGCCGCGGCGAACTGCGCGACCCGCTCCTGGTTGTGGCGGTTCGTGCTGGCCGCGGGCCGCGGGAAGTCCACTGTCCAGCGGGCCGCGAACTCCTCGACCGTCGCGGCGCTCGCGGGCCTGGCCGCGGCCTCCGCGGCGCGCGCCTCGCGGCGCGTGTCGAACGTCCCAGCCTGACGCATCCTGCCCGTGGCCGGGTCGTAGGTCTGGACGGCCCAGCGACCGTTCGGGCGGCGATAGACCGACATCAGGAGACTTCCTTGGCGTCGCGGTGGCCGTCCCGGTAGCCGGTGCGATACCCATCGCCGTAGCTCAATGCGAGACGCCTAGCCACGTCCACCTCGGCGATCTCCAGCGCAATCCGTGCGACCGATTCCTGCCACCTACGGTCCTCCAGCGCGGACATCTTCCTCCCCACAGAAACATTCGCCGCGAGCGCGCGCACGATTTGGTCGAGCGCCGCCTGCCCCATTTCCCCGGTCACGAGTTTTGTGCGCTCATCGCCAGTCACGCCGCTCTCCCCTGGTCTCGCAGCCACGCCTCGCACGGGCCGCGCTGGAACCGCAACCTAGCGCCGAACCGGGCGCACGGCAGACCCTCCGCGACCCGGCGGTCCACCCACCTGGTCGAGAACCCCAGCGTGCTGGCGAGGTCGCGCTTGGACAGCCACGGGTCCGGATGGTCGCGCTCCAAGCGACGGGCGGTGAGGGACGTGACGCTCATCGGGCGCCCAGCCTTCCGCGCCGCGGGCTGCTGGTTCGGCGGGCGGCGTCGCCCGGCTGCTCACCGCCGAACCAGCTTTTGGCGAC